GTCGCAAAACTTACAGAATGAACTACGGGAATACCGATGGGACGAGGACCGCAAGTCTGGCGAACTAAAGGACGTTCCTCTAAAGCGGCACGACCACGCCGTTGATGCCATGCGGTATGCCATTTATACGCACCTGAAAGGCGAAACTAACACTTGGGGAGTCTGGTAATGCCAAAGCCCGATTTTTATGTACTCGGATCGTCAACGAAGGGCGTAAGCCTTAACGACCCCGAATGGCTCAACATCTTCAACCTGCATGGTCACGAACACGTAGCCAAGATGTCCCCGGCGGTAGCATGGACAGACGAGGGTTGGACGCGGCGGTGTGTAGACGTTAGGGCAAAGGCGCTCGCAGCCTTGCCCTTTGTCGTTCACAAGGGTAACATGACCAACGTGGTTTGGAAGGCAGGAGAAGAAGCGCCCGAAGAACTGGCGTGGCTCGACCTCTTCGACTACCTGTACCGAGCGGAAGCATCTCTCGCTCTCGTTGGTGCTGCCTACGCCATGAAGGAGGGCACGTTCAACAAGGACGGGATTATCACCAAAGCAGACGGGCTGTCATGGATTAACCCGACGAGCATGAAGCCCTGCTTCAAAGATGGAAAGTACGGACCCGACGAGCAAGGCAACTTCCGCTATTACGAGCGGAGAGCCAACGAGCGTAAATTTCAGGTTCCACGCTCAAGAGTCCTCGGCACTTTTCAGCCTTCGCCCTTTGTAGAGCAGGGACCGGGATCGGCAGACGCTCGCTCGGCGAATATGCACAGCCAGATTCTACATGACCTTGCAGAGTACACGAGTGGTCAGTTGCGATCAGGACTGGTCAAAAAGACCGTCTGGGTTGCCGACAAGGACGCACGTCAGCCGGACGAGTTGACGGTCAAGCGGTGGCAGCGGTGGGTGCGCCGCAACATCCTCGGCACGAAGCCGACACCCGATGACCCGATGGTGATGCAGGGGCTGTCAGCGCAGGAGGTAGGATCTGACCTGTCCGACTTGCACAGCGATGTGATCACGCGAGATGCAAGGGAAGCCATCGCCTCGACGCTTGGCGTTCCGCACTCGCTCGTCATGTCTAACGCCGCCAACTACGCCACAGCCAAGAGCGACCAGTTGGCGTTCATGGCAAATACGGTTGTGCCACAGGCGCGGCTACTCGCCCATGCTATCAACCAACAACTCTTGATGCCGCTCGGCTACCACTTGGAGTTTGAGCCGCACAAGACCGAGGTCATGCAGCAGAGCGAACTGGAGAAGGCGCAGGCAATCGCCCTTGCCGTGGGCGGTCCGGTGTTGTCCGTAAACGAGGGACGCGAGTTGCTCGGGTACGAGCCGATTCAGGGGCAGGACGTTGTTGCAGAGCAGCCACAGGAAGTCCGCTCGGCTGATACCGTATCTGATACCAAGAACCTCGACATCCAGAGGTGGCGCACCAAGATCAACCGCAAGGGGCGGGACGTTAAGTTCACGCCTGACGCTCTGGCTGATTACGAGGCTGATATTATCCGCGAGCGTTTGGCAACAGGCGCAGACCTCGACGAAGTGTTCCGACCGCCCTTCGTGGGTTTTTAGAAGCCGACCGGAGCGAAGCCGAACCGGAAGGCACAAAGGCACTCAATCCGCTCGCTCGAACGCGGGCAGGATGGCGTGAACACGCAGAAGCGATGGAGCGCCTAATCGACAAAGAGGTTGATTCCTTTGTTGATGATATAGAGCAGGCTATCACCAAGCAGATCGACGCAGCAGCACGAGCCGTCCGTAACGACAGCAACATCGATGCAGCCATTGACTCTGAGCCGATCACAGAGGTGTATCAGGGCGCTTGGAAGAACGCCGCTTTGACGATTACAGGCAAGGTCTACAACGCCATCGACGCAAGCCGCAAGGAGTTCACCGACGAGCAATACACTTCATGGGAGGACAACGTTGATACGTACCTCGCCCAAAATGGCGGCGAGCAGATCCGTCTGATCGACAACTACACGAAGGAGTGGGTGCAGGCAACGGTCACATCGGCAACACAGACCGCCGCAGAAATGGGTCTTGGAACGGATGACATCGCCAAGATTCTACGCGGAATGTGGTCCGGCTACACAGACCAAGATGGCACTGTCTATCCGGGCATATCAAAGAACCGCGCCCTTCGGATTGCCCAAACGGAAATGAACGCCGCCGCCAACTACGGGGCGATGGAAGCCGCCACCGCCGCAGGCATGACTCGCAAGTTCTGGATAACCGCAAGCGACCAGAGGGTGCGACCAGACCCGAGGAAGAAGCCTCGAGCGGGCGATGCCAACCACCGAGTCCTCGACGGTGAGGAAAGACCCATCGGCGAAGCGTTCAGCAACGGGTTAATGCGACCATCCGAGGCAGGTAAGCCACCGGGTGAGGTTATAAACTGTCGTTGTCAAATGGGCTTTTTGCCTTAATTATTTAACCACATGGACCAGATAGAACAGACAGGGAAAGTTATTGAGGTCGGCAAATTGATTGCCGGAGTTATCGTCGTGTCGATGCTTGTCGGCGTAGCGACCGCCGGGTATCGTGAAATACCAGATAGAGTTGGTGCGGTTGAGATGGCACAGGGCAGCATCCTGACGCAAATAGGAACGATGGAGGACCGTATCGAAGCGGTAGAGCGCACTCAAGCCGAAATCAAGAAGGAGTTACAACTGATCACCTGCCTGCAACTGGCAGAGGCCAGAAAATTATCTTATCAGGAGTGCATCCAATGAAACGAGCCGCCGCCATCATATTGCTTTGCCTTTTTGCAACTGCCGCACATGGACAGGTGGGCATTGAGCGCGACCTATCGGGCAACCAGATCAACGCCGAGTTCTATCTGGAGGTGGCTAAAGGTGACGTAAAGAGCCACAGCGTAGTCAACAAGTTTGGCGAGGCTGACGCTATCGGTACAACGTGGACGGTCATTACAGACAGCAAGACGTATCCAACGCCGACCTCTCCGGTATCATTGGAGATACTGTCCTCGTCCGATGTAGACAGCACGAGCAACGCCGGAGCGCAGCAGGTACTTATTCAGGGAATAGGTGCAGATTGGCGCGAGCAGACAGAGACGGTAACCCTGCAAGGAACGCAAGCAGTAGACGTGAGCAATACGTGGCTTCGTGTTTATCGTATGTACGTGGTCAATACAAACACCTACGCATCAACGTCAGCGAGTACCCATGACGGGACGATAACCCTGCGAGTAGATGGTGGCGGTGCTACGTGGGCGCAGTTAGCGAAAGATGGCGTGTTCGGATATGGTCAGAGCCTGATCGGTGCGTATACTGTGCCGAAAGGAAAGACTGCTTTTTTGACCTCTTACGCGGCAGATATTGAGCCAACCAAGAACGCCAATATTGCTTTTTTTCAGCGTTGCGGAGCGGACGATGTAGCCTCTCCGTACGAGCCAATGCGATTGCAAGCACTACACAAAGGATTACAGAATACGCTTGTCATAACGAGCCACGTGTCACGCGGTCCGTTTGTCGGACCCTGCGACATTGGATTCTTCGCAAAGGTGGCAAACAATACCGCCAATATTTCGCTCCAGTTTAACCTTGTGCTGATAGATAACGGTGACTGAGCATGACAAAAATATCAGGAGCGTTGAGTATTTGGCTCTCGTTATAGCCGCTTACTACGCCGAACTGATACGCCTCGGCATACCCGAAGGAGAAGCGACTATCATCGCCGCAGCACTACAAGACATCATATTCGAGGGAATAAGATGACCTACACCTACGAACGCAAAGACGGAACACGCTTCGAGCATTTTGCTTCGATTAAGAGCGCACCGCTGACCAAGTGTCCAACGACCGGACAGGAGTGCCGCATCGTCATCACAGGCGGGACTGCTACCGTGTTCAAGGGCGGCGGTTGGGTAGATAAGAAATGACAGCAGCAGACCTTTTCGAAGCGGTGTGTTATTGCCTTGCCTTAGCAGCGCTTGCAATCCTTTAGCGAACTCCAAATTACACAGACTGTATAAGGGGCATGGAAGAACTCGACGAGGTATATCGCAAGTGGAACAGGCTCGCTAACATGAGCGCGTCCGATCTTCGGGCGTGGTCCGAAACCGAGTGCAGCCGCTTGGCATCGGTAGACCCGGCGGCAGTCATCGCCCGCAATCTTGAACTGCTCGAAACCAACAAAGACGATTGGACAGACAAGCACATCAAGAACGCCAACCGCGCTATCTCCTTTATTGAAAGAATGCGTAACGGCGAGCAGGGAGAACCCGCAAGAGACGGATGCCCGAGTAAACGGGATATATCATTAATGAACTGGGCGCACGATCCGCGTAAGCCGCTCAACAAATCAACAGACACAATGAACGATAACGAACTGCTCATCGCCTACGGGGGCGAGGTTAAGGCTCTGGGTGACGGTCGAATCGGCGGCTATCTGGTGAGGTTTAGCGGACCGACTGACCCCGACCTATACGGTGACTTCTTCACTAAGTCCACCGACTTCGGCATTCAGGCAACCCTCCCCGTTTACTACCAACACGGCTACGACGATACCCTGAAGAACAGGCAGATCGGCGTGGGCGAGATCAGCAGCACCGAAGCGGGGCTGTGGTTCGAGGCGCAGCTGGAGAAGCGCGACGAGTACGAGAAGATGGTGAACGAACTGGTCGAGATGGGCAAACTCGGCTACTCGTCCGGCGCGGTCGGTCATCTCGTAAGCCGCAAAGACGCGGACAACGGGTCAAAAGAAATTGAGACATGGCCGCTCGGCGAAGCATCGCTTGTGCTGAACCCTGCCGAGCCACGCAACCACGTAATGTCTATCAAGGAATTTGTCGAGGCATCAGCCCCGGCAACACAGGAAATTGCATCTGATGTAGTGGAGCCAGAGGCAGACACGGCAGAGGCGGGGCATGATCACCCTGCGCCAACTGCGGCAGAAGCCAAGTCGGAAGCAATCGATGAAACGCCTGACATGGGCGAAACTCCACACACAGAACAAGAGGACACCACAATGTCTGAACAGAACAATGACGTTCTGAAAAGCATCGAGTCAATGCTCGAAGCACAGAACGCTCGCCTCGACGCTATGGAAGAAGCTAAAGCCGCTCCTGCCATCGTCGAAGTACCTGCCGAAGCTAAGTCCGCTCCGGCTATCATCGCAAACACCGGAGACTCCGAAGCCAAAGCATACGCCGCATGGGTACGTGATGGCGATGCGGGCGCTCTCCGTGGCGCTAAAGGATACGATGTTGATGGTCGTGAAGTTGAGATCAAAGCATCCAACAATACGGACATGAACATTGGCACCGCTGCCGATGGTGGCAATTTGGTCCCAACGGGACACTTCGAAGGCATCTTTGCCAAGAAGTCCGAAGCCGACCTTACGGACCTGCTCGGTCTGACCCGCATCCCCGGTGTCGGAACGACTGTCAACGTGCCTTTCGACAACGAAGCCGATGGCGAGTTTGTCAGCACAGCAGAAGCCAACTCCTACGACCGCGATGCTCCGGCAGTCGGTCAGCAGGCTTTCACGCTTGTCAAGTACACGAAGAAGGTACAGTTGAGCGAAGAACTTCTCGAAGATGAGACGAGCAACCTGCTTGCCTTC